TCTGCTGCGTCATTTAGGATAATTCCTATTTTGCTGCTAGAGCCAGAAAAAGTATTTGTGCCTGTAAAGGTTTGATCTGATGCCAATACGGCATCACCAGTTCCAGTTCCAGCGCCAATTGCTGTTCGGAAATCTGAAGCACCTAAAGACGATACAGAATTATCCGCATTAAATCTTGGGAATGTAATTGCGCTTGGGTTTGTTACTGTGAACAAATTCCCGCCTAAAGTAGTCGCTCCAAGATTAGTGCGTGCATTGGCCGCTGTTGATGCACCAGTGCCACCCTTTGTGACTTTCAGCACTGGACCAGCATCAAACAATGCATCAATGGTGTCCAGGTCGCTGTTTAGCTTTGTTCCCCAGGAATCAGTAGATGCACCGACCTCTGGTTTGGTCAGCAATAGGTTTGTCGTTGTGGTATCAGCCATTTTTCACCTCATGCGGCAATTTGCCAGGATTCACTATTATCAGCAATTGGCGACCAACTTTCACTGTTGTCGCTAATTGCATTCCATGTTTCTGAATTGTCAGAGATTGGAGTCCAGGTTTCTGAATTATCAGAGATTGCTGTCCAGGTCTCTGGCGTGTCGCTTTCGTCTTCCCATTTTAGACGCGCATTGACCACCATGGATGACACTGCAGTGAATGCCACTGCACCAGATTGTCTTCTAATGGCATCAATAGCCATGGTACTTGTACCAGTCACAGCAACGCCAGAATTGCCAATGATGCTGGTGGACACTGTCAGTGTCGATGTGTCTTCAATTGTGGCCACGCCAATGGCGTATCTAGTGGCTTCAATTGATACTGTGCTGGTGTCATTGATATCAATGACTGCTGATGCATACCTGGTGGCCGCCACAGCCATTGTGCTTGTGTCGTTGATGGCAAATGCCGCATCTTTTAAAACGACAGCATCAATGGCCATTGAGCTGGTGTCAGTAATGCTGATACCACCATCCATCACCTTATTGGCCTGCACAGTCATTGTGCTGGTAGATGTGATATTTATTTCAGCCGATACATACCTGATGGCAGCCACTGCCATGGTGGATGTGTCGTAAATCTCAAACTGGGTGTTGGAAACGGCAACACCAGCCACCGCCATGGTGCTGGTGGCGCTGATGGCCAGACTTGGCTCGAATGAGCCTTTTGAATAATTGCCCTTGCCGTAAGAGCCGTAGCCGTAGCCTACCCTTGGATCAGAGTATTGACCAGCGCCAAAATTCCCCGATCCATAGGCAGCCATATCAAGCCAAAGTGATACTCAATGAATTGGCTGGAATACGCAAAACATCACCATCATTGATGGTGCGTGCAGTAGTCAATGGCGACCAGGCCAATAATGTGCCACCAGTTGAGGCAGTGAAAATGCCAGCCCAGCCGATTGATCCCCAGTTACCACCACTAGCAGCTGCAAACTCAATGGCCGCTGCATTGGTAAATGTCGTGGCCGTGCCAGAGCCTGAGATTGTGCCAGTGGCCACTCGGGCGTAGCCATTTCCAGTGACTTCAGTGCCACCACCAGTGTCGCTTGGGGCAGCCGTAAAAAGGCCAACATACCAGGCTGTTGGGCGTGTGGCGCTATTTGTGGTGAACACCCAGGTCAATACCAGGTTTTCGGTGTAATCGGTAAAAGATGACATATCAGTCCTTATCCAAAAGTCTTGGCTCTGGTCAGCAATGCACCACCAGAAGATGCACCACGATCATCGGCAGTTTGTAAATCATTCAAGGCTCGCTCATACAGCGTTGCCCATGTCTGGATTCTCGCATCATCTTGCAGATATGGTGCAGCCTGAAGAAGCGATCCATAAAGATAAATGTCAGGGTTTGATGTCAAAAGCCAGTTACTGGTATTACTGCTTGATAACTTTGACAATTTTGCGTAATAGGTCAGCTCAGTTGTGTAATTTGCGTCAGGTGTTGGAACAATACGAAACTGGCCACCAACCACACCAAAGAATTTGGGTTTGCCGCTGGCCGTGTAATTGGCAGCTTCATTGTCAAGCGCATCAATACTCAAAAACTGCAATGGAGTCTGTGGATTAGTGCTAGTCAATTTGAGAGATTTGGTCTCAAGAAAATCGCTTGGCACAGCGCCATATTGCGCATCAAAAGAGGCATTGGCCCGGACAATCATCTGCCTGGTGCGCAGTGTTCTTTCCACTTGGGCTTCAGCCAGGGAAATAAAGTCAGGAATGACAGAAGTCAGGTCTGACCGATTAAGCCAGTCCCCAATTGATGTCTTCAGTTCTGCATAAGTGCTAAGTGCCATCTTTTGCCTCTTTTTCCATTTCCTCTTTCACAATCCAGGTGTGGTCATGCCGAAACTCAAATGTGCCAATGTGGCCAATTTCCTTCGAGACATCATGGTCGATGTAGATTTTGTATCCAAGCTCTTGAGCTTTCTTACAAAAGAAAACATCCTCACCCATATAGCCCCGTGTGGTCTGCCATGGCATATCAAACCATGGCTCGCTCATTCCCTCAAACACCTCGCGCTTGATGAGCATTATGCCAGTGCCAATGCTTCCCACATCTTCCAGTCCAGTCGATTCTGGCATGGTGTAGACCGGAATGCGCTTGCCATTTTCGTCATAGTTCTGGGCTGTCGGACCAGTTGGCATTCTGCGTCTTGCGCAATTGGCAGCCACAATTTCCTTGTCATGGGCCAAGAGTCTACCGACCATATCCTGTGGAAATGTCATGTCTGAGTCGATGAAAAGAATGTGTGTGCATCCCTCTCGCATTGCATCCAGGCAAAGGTCAGCCCTTTGGTTTTGGATAATTGTGCCTTGCATCAATTTAAGACTGATTGCGTCTTGGGTGTTGAGCGTGTGATAAGCCACCATGTTCACCATGCAATAGGTGTAGTTGGTGTGAACCTGATCACGGGCAGGGGTGCAGACTGCGATGTAATTCATACTTTGCCGGGTCTTGTTCTAAAAAATTGGTTTTCGCTGTCGTTTAACCAGCGTTTCATGTATTCCTGGTCATCGATCTTGCCTTCGGCCTTCATTTTGTAATAAAGAGCTTCTGGGATGGATGCGACCAAGTGCCATTCACCTTTCCAGGTGGCTTTCTCGTCCACAGCGTTATAGATGGCTTTGTTGGCTTCAATGACATCGGTCACATCTTGCTGAGTCTGGATGGTGACTTCATCATTGTCAGTGTTGTAGTGCCAGGTGCGTGTGATGCCTTGCTGGGCGTTTACATCAAATAATTTTTTTTCAATCATTTAAAAAAAGAGCCAGGTTGCCCTGGCCCTTTCCTTTGCTTCGATTAAGAAGTGATCAAGTCAGCGGCCAAGCCGTGGGCATTTTCAGCCAACACTTTGTGACCCCACTCAACGATCAGCATGCGCTTCTCAGCGTCACCAGTCTTAGCCAATTCGACTTGCTGGTAAGGACGCAGCACAGTCATCTTAGCGTAGTCAGGATCGATCACCCATGCATCACGCTCACGCTGGAATCTATTCGCGATGACCTGCACATTTCCGAAGTCACTGACATAGATGTCAACTGCGCCGACCAGTGTTGCAGGCTTTGCACCACCATCAATGTTGAAACGGCTTGAAGCGATACCAGAGAAGCCTGACACGCGCTGTTTGTTAACAGGACCGCACATCAAAATCTTAGGTGTACCACCAGCGCTCCACACTTTCTGAATCACATTTTTCAAAATGGTTTCAGTGAATGTGCGCACATTGCCATCAGTACGGGCGCTGTTTGGCAGCGTTGTGTAAGATGGGTCAGCACCATTGGTCTGCTTGTCGGTGTTTGTTTTCACAAACGCGCCCAAAGAGGCAGTCACGCGAGCTGTCGTAGAGTCACCAGCAACAGCGATGCCTCCATTCAACATGACATATTCTTGGTCACGCTTCAACTCAGCACCGCGCTTGGCAATCTGATAAGCCAATTCACTGCGACGGCCAGCCTTGTTCACAACTTCTTCAGTTGCTGACAAGATGATTGTCTTGCGTGAAATTTGTGCGTAGTTTTGCATACGCACAGTTGCTGTCACAGAGTCAAAAGAGGCAACATCATCGCCCTCGAGCTGTGCATTTGCAGCAGCTGAAGCCAATGTGTCTGTCTGCCACTCATACAAACTGTTGGACACATTCTCGCGGCCAATGTTTGAAGAATAGGGCGTTTCCTCTGGTGCAATATTTGTGATCACATTGCTCAAGTCTTCCCGGATACCCTTTGCAGAGTATGTCAAAAATGTATTGCTAACGATAGCCATAATTTCCTCATTTCAATAAAAGTTCAATTGCAGAAGCCGCATCATCGACACGGCCAGTTTTTGCAAGACGCTGCTTTGCGCGTGTCGCCTCAGTTGTTGTCGAAACCCGACCAGCTGCTCCAGGCTTGGCTGGTCGTGGGCCATTGTTCACCACAGGCTTAATGCCTTGGCGTTTACTTACCATTTGGTCATACATTGCCGCTTTGCGCAGCAACAAAACCAGTCGATGGTCGTAAACGCTCTTCAAGTCTTCATCGGTAAAGCCTGCCGCCTTCGCAGACTCAATCACCAGCGCCTTCTCGGCCTTTGCCTTCTTGGGGTCTTTCCATTCGGGCAAAGCTGCTAATAAGGCTTCTTGCTGGCTGGCAAGTTGGGCCTCCATCGCACGCTGCTGCTCATACTGAGAAACTTGAGCCAGGCGCTGCTGTTCAGATTGAATGGCAGCGAGCTTCTCTTGTCTCTCACGCATGACTTCCTTTTGCCTCACCCACTCGATTGGGTCCTCTTGATAGAGGCGGTCCAAGTCGACTTGAGGCTCTGAAGACTGAAGTTGGGCTTGCAATGCTCCCAACAATTGAGCGTACTGTTCACGCTCGGCCCGGACTGCCTGCGTCTCTTGCTCGACTTGCTTTCGCACTTCGGCAATCTGCTGCGTTTTCCGGGTGTAGTCCTGGGTCCTGGAATAGCCTTTCTGAAGCTCGTCTAGCGTTACAGAAACTTCCTTGCCGTCAACTTTGACAGTGAAAGTCTGTTGCTCTTCTTGCTCCTCTGGCTCTTCCTCTTCCTCGGACTGTTCCTCTGAGGTCTCTTCCTCTGGCGCGTCTTCCACACCAGGCTCATCCTCCTCAGAAGCCGCTGTCTCGGTGTCCTCTTCGGACTCCTCGACTGGCTGCGTCTCGTCAACTTGCGCTTGTCCTTCTTCAGGGGCCAACATTGCCGAGATTGCACTGGCCGCATCGGCCATATTCATTGCTTGTGTTTCTGCCATAGTATTTTCTTAAATTAGATTTTTCTGTGATTTGCTGATCGCATTCTGTGCAATTTTCCCGTTGTCCATAATCTTGATCAACTCTTGCCGCAGGCCATCAATGGCCTGGAGCATGCACCATGCTGTTTCGCGTTTCACAGACTCTTCGGGTTTCGATGAACGAAATACCCAAAGTTGGTCATTTTCCAATTTTGCAATTGCTGCATTGAGGGTTTCATCCTCAAGCAGCTGCTTGGCCTTGCGGCCTTTATTTACCTGGTCTTCGTTTGTACTCACTGAGCCATTCCATTAAAGGTTGATGGGGGCATCATCTCAGGCGCTGGTGGCTGCGGCTGCTGCACAAACTGTGCTGCTTGCTGCTGGGCCATCAATGCCTGCTGACGCATTGCTTCACGATCAATATTCTGGGCCGCATCAATTTCGGCTGTACTGATCTGTGATTTGTACTTTAACTCAATTTCATACTTTTTGAGATACATATCTTGGGCCATTTTGTCACGGGCCAGGTCATCATCCAAAAGCATTTGCTGGCGCTTTAGCTCCAGCTCGGCTGCTTTCTTCTGGATGTCTGCCTTGATTGACTCTGCCTGGACCTGGGCCAGCACTTCCTCTGGCGTTGGTTTTGGCTGTGGCACTGGTGGCTTGTAATCGGCAGGGATATCCTGGAAAAAGCTCGATGCATCCTTAAAGCCTGACAGCTCCACAATTTTGCGCAAAGTGTTGCTAAATTGCTGGGGTGTGACCAGGGGATTCTGGGGGCCAAGCTGCTGCAAGATTTGCTCTTGCTTGGCCAGAATCATCATCAGCGCTTGCATGCGCTCATTGGTGTCGCCATTGCCCAGGGCAATATTGATGCTGGCATCCATGCTGGAATCCCAGAATCTGGGGTCAATCTGCACCCACTCATTGCGCATGCGCACCATGCGTGCTTTGTCCTGGTGTGTTGTGGCCAGGAACAAAATGCCCTTGAAGAGCTTTTTCATGCCTTCAGCCAGGATTCGAGCTGTCAGCTCAATGCGGCCTTGGCTGGCGCTGATTGTGGCATTTACAGCAGCCTTTGTGCTTGACTGCAATGCGTCAGCATTCAGACCCATGGCCGCCTTGCTCATGCCAGTTCTGTCTTCCTTGATCTGGTCCATGTATTCCATCATCGGGAATGCAGCCTGGCCAACAAATGGTGTTGTCAAAGGCTGGACCATGCCAGGCGCTCTCATGCGAATGATCGCACCCGTTTCATTGTTCAAGACATCGTCAATGTTGACCTGGCCTTCGACCACTGCTGTGCGTGGGTGAATGCTCTGGGCCAGGCTGTCCAATGTATTGCGGAGAATCTCAGACTTGATCTCTTGCAAGTCACGGGTGATGTCAAAAATTGACATCGCCTCCAGGGGGCTGGTGTGTGGCTCTGGATCACATGGAAAGTCAGCAAATGGAATATAACTGGCTGGCAGATTACGCACCACCTTGTAGCCACCGCCCATGCAGCAGACTTTTCTAAGCTCGGCAATGCCATCACCATCATAGTCCACACGGGAATAAGCCTCGATGTACAGCACTCTGCGCATCATCGGATTGGCAGCGTCATTCGTTCCAAATGTCGTGGATAAAGGCTGACGCGCCAAATATTCGTCATTGCTGTCCAAATCTGTCGTTGACAGATTCTCTTCAATCTCATCCTGGTCATAACCCATGGCCATCAGATCAGCCACTGTGGCCATCTGTCGATGGGCAATGATCGTGGCATCGTCAAAAGACCTGGCGCGTCTGTCCAGCAGCAGCTCCTCTGGTGGCACGGCCATGATCCTGATCCGGCCATCCTTTGTGATGCGCTTGATCTGCACATCATGGACCATCGCTGGAGGCATCATTACTGGCTGGCCAGTCATGGGGTCAACAGTGCTGATCTGCAATTCGTCAACTTCTGGGTCAGGGTAAGACACCACAATCTTGACCTCAGCACCAGGCTCTTGCATCAGCATTTCAAGGGTCTGATCATCCAGGCCGGTATATTCCTCGATGCGCACTTGCTCATCGTCTTCCCACCAGAATTTGGCAATGCCGCATTTGCGCACCAGGGCATCTTTGAAGATGGCGTAACTGGTCAAAAACCCATTGTTGTCATTCTGGAAAACATAGTTGGCATAGTCTGTCGCCTGCTGTGCCATCTTCACATCTTCTGGGCCACGGGGTACAAACTCGACCACATTCTCAGAATTGAAAAACACACGCATCAGGCTTGGCAGCATGGCCGAGACAGTGTCTCGCACCTCCATGGCCACCACTTTGCTGTTGCCTTCGACCTCATTGCCAAATAAATCACCGCGATAGTATTCAGTCCCTTTGGCGCGTGTGGGTGACAGATCACTGTCAACATAGCTCACCGCATCTGTCAGGTCTTGCGTGATGATGCTTTGCAGCTCTGCATCATCCATTGGCTGCTTTGCTGCAATGTCGGTGGATAAATTTTCGGTAATATTTTCAATCATGGTTTGACCTTTGTAAGAACCACAAACATGGAGTCCACAGCCCGTGGCGTGCGAACGATTTGATCTTCTGGCAATTCTAGTGCTTCCCCGAGCTTTGAGAGCCTCATTTCCAGTGTGGTCAACTCAAACCGATCTGGCCAGCCTAGATACCAATGCCATTCGGTGTAATACTTCCAAGAATTCTCGTTAAATGCCCGGACATGGGTCGGGTCTTGCCAAGCGCCAAGACTTAGCTCATAAGGCACATGAATCCGCATCTCACCGCCAACTTTGAGCAGCTCTTTACAGTTGGTCATGGCATCTACCAAATTGGGAATGTGTTCCAAGACATCATTGGCCAGGATCGTCTCAAACATGCCTGGCACGATCTCCAGTTGGCCAAAGCGCGTTTCTAGCGTATCGCCCCATTTGACTTTGCTGATGTCCACCAGCCAATCAGGATTTTTGCTGGCCTGGATATCCGCATTGAGATATTCAGCGCACCAGTCTTTGCCGGAGCCTAGATTAAGAATCAAACCAGGCACTCGCATAAGTTGGTCGATTCTCTCTGAGCCATGGCAGCGCATCCTCATGGAGCTTTTGCGCATTAAAGCCAATCGTGTTTGAGCCAATATGGTGGACATAGCTGGCGCTTACAAAATGCGAGTAGCCTTTCTCAATCAAGTCCCTACAATGCACATCATCCGAATACCAATTCAGAGGGGGAAACTTTGCCTCTTCAAATGCATCACTTGATATCCATGCAAATATTGGGCTGACCTCCTCGACCATCTTGATGTGGGCCTCAGACGGGAATTTATAGAAGTTCAAACGCTCTGGCTCATCAGTGATGCGCACATTCTGACAAGGCCGGGCTGCATCAGTTCTGGATGCCACCCAGCCAGGCTTGACGCTGTTCATTGTCTTGATGATGGCCACATCCTCCATCAGCACCTTCACGCTACTCGGTGTCAGCACAATGTCATCGTTGGCCACAATGCATGAGGACCAGTCTTTGAGCGCTGCCTGGATGATCTCGTTGTAGTCATCACCAAAGTTGTGTGGCTGGCCATAAATTTTGAAGTCAGCCTGGAAATTCTCGATCACCGACTCTGGCCCGCGCAGATAGACCGGACACTCTGGCGCGTACTGCTTTATTGATTCCAGCAGCACGGCCAGGCCGTGACCCTTGACTGTGGCAATGACAATTGGACAAATCATTTTTTCGCCTTATTCCTGGCACTGATCGCAGCCGACTTTGCCTTAGCGTCAGCCTTAGAGCTTGCACCCCATGCCTTGAGACTGAGCAGCAGCCTGGTCGGCTCGCCACCTTTGTACTCAGGTCCAGGCATGTTGCCCATGCGTGCCAGGAAACTGGCGCGCCTTGGGTTATCGCCAGACTTGACTGGCGCTTTGAGGTCCATGCCAGCAGCCTTGGCACTGGCACGGCCCTTGGCGTTTAAGCCACCCGATGGGCTTTTGCCCTCTTTACGCTGCCAAGCTGGTGTCTTCATTTTTTTGGCTTCTTTGCAGTCTTGGCCGCAGCCTTGAAGTCAGCAGCTGTTGGCGCGCCTTTAGCGCCAGGCTTCCTCATCTTCTCTTTCGAGCCTGCTGCAATCCTGGCTTGCTTGGCGTGAATGTTGGCATAGAGTCCAGTCTTCATCGCTCAATCCTCCATCTGGCCTTCGCCTTCGGACTCACCATCAGACTCACCAGTATTTGGGCCACCGACCACCCATGCGTCACATGTTCTGCTGGCTGCACACTTGAAGTCGAAAATTTCGCAGTAGCCCAGATCGGCCAGCTTGATCGTTCCCCATGGGTCAGCCTCATTGCCAATACCTTGCGCGATGCAATTCTTGATCTTGTCAGACACATTGAATGCTGCGCAGTTGCCGCAAAGACTTTGCTTGGCATCGTCAATGCTCACATCCCAGGTGTCAGCCTTCTTTTTCCAAAACGCTGTATTTGGCAGCGCTGGATTCTCTGGGCCATAGGCCGCAGTCGTGATCGCCTTGGCGCGATTCTTCAAATTCAATGTAATGTCTTGCGTGGGCATGGGGCAGTTCTCGCCTGCGCTCATGTCCTCGCCCTCTTCTTTGTCCATGACCTGGCTCATGGTGCGCTGCATCGTGGCCATTACTTCATCCCCTTCTTAGGCTTGATCTTTGCCTCAGACAAAGCAATGGCAATTGCCTGCTTGGGATTCTTCACAACCTTGCCAGTGCCACCGCTGTGGAGCTTGCCAGCCTTGTACTCACCCATCACTTTGCCGACCTTCTTTTGTGCTTTAGACATTGCCTTCATGGCCATCCCTTTCATGGTTAGTGGATACTCGAATTATGCAACCCTGACCAGGTTTCTGCGCAGGGGCTGGCTCCACTTGCTTGAGCTGCTTGACCCATACATCCCCATCACTGCATCACTTGCAAATGTCAGCACAAACGCATCAGCCTTATCTGGGCTTGGCAGACCCCTTCTCCTGATCTCGTCTTTCCCCTCAATCTGAATCTTGCCGTTACTGGTAAACCCATACCGCACTGTGGCCAGCTCAGATATCAGCACCTCGTCTTTTGGCATCTTGCAATCCCTGGCCTCCAGCCAAGCCCTTGCCCGATACCACAGCTCGGCCTTCAGATTCCGATAAGTCCCGCCCATGGCTGGAGACTCACTCACATTGATGCCACGCGCTGGCAGGCCCAGCTCCCGCAATCGGTCCACCACGCCAGCGCCCAGTCCAATGCTATCGACCAATATCTCTCTGGGCTGCTGACTTGGGGCCAGCGCCTGATACTCGGCCACCACCGCACCAGTCAATTGCATCAAATCTAAATTCTTCCAAGTCTTGATGTTCTCAGTCACCGCATTGCCCTGGCGCTTGCACAGAGCTGATCGGTCACTTCCAAACCTTGCCACATCCAAGCCCCAGATCATGGGCGCGTATTCGCTTGGCGCGACATCCCGGTTGACTGCACTCTCCAAGAGGTCCATCGCAATCACAGTGTCATCATCACCCTTGGGAAACTCACCAATGACCCTGATGCGGTAGACATTGCTGTCCTCCCCATATCGCATGGCCATCTCTTTGACATACTCGTCACTCACCCTGGGCGAATCGGTACATGCCACCTGGAATGTGGTCCACTCACCACTTAGGCGCGTGTGCGTGTCGTAAAAGAAACCACTGCTCCTGACCGGATTACCCAGCAGCAATGTCACCGCATTGTGGCCAGACATACTTCCAGCCGCAGCCTCAAACACTTGCTCTGGCACACCAGAAGCCTCATCAGCCACCAGCATCACATTCTCAGAGTGAATCCCCTGCAAAGCCTCTGGCTGCTCTGCCCTAGATGTCCTGGCACTTATAAACATCTCAGTCGGGGCAGCATTGAATTCAATCCTCTCCTGCTTAACAGTTAGCAGCCCCTGCAATGGCAAAGGCATGGTGTTGATCCAGCGCTTCAATTCAGCAAACATCGCGTCATAAAGCTGGCTGCTGGTCGGTGCAGTCACCACCACCTTGACTGGCGACCTGGTCATAAAGTACCAAAGCATGGCCCAGGATGACGCTGTACTCTTGCCCACCCCGTGGCCAGACCGAACAGATATCTTCCTATCCCCACGCGCAATTGCACCCAGAAACTTCACTTGCCATGGGTCAGGGTCTACCCCCAAAACCTCACGCACAAACAGCACCGGATCAGGCTGATACCTCTCCACCCACTGAGCAAATACATTTTCTTTCATGGATGCATCGTCTCATAGATGGCCCAGGCCGAGGGACTCATCGCAAACTTATACGCATCCAGCTCATCCATCCGCACCAGGATCAACAGCTGCATCGTCATGGCCAGGTCAAAGTAGCCACTCTGGACCGCCTCCAACATCCTGATCCTCAAATCCACAATCACCACCTCCAGGTGCAACGCTGTCAACAAATCACTCATTTGCTTTGCCTCACTTGCTTTAAATTCCTACCCGTCACCAAATCAGTCCAGCACGATGCACACACCCACCTGGTCGCACTCATCTCCACCCCACCCTCTGGGGGCTTTTCCTTATTGCACTTATTACACAACTGCAATTTATGCGCATGACAATTACCATTCAATCGAATGTGATTATTTACAAAGTTGCTTTTCATTATCAGTGAATTTATTTATTTGGTTATTATGGTGGATTAACCATTTATCTCCCAATAATCTGATTGACTTAATATATTGACGCTGATTATGTCTGTTTGTACTTTGCGGCACATAATCAACATTAAATAATCGTCTCACTTTAATAAGCATTTCGGTTTTCATTTTATTAACCCTTCCAAATCAGATTTGTCAATCCAAATGGTCCAGGTGTATGTCCCATTTGGCCTCGTGACCAAACAAAAAACCTTGTCAGATATTTCATCCATCTGGTCCAGGATCACCAGGTCTTGACCCTGGTAAGTGATGCAGCTCTCTTTGATCTTCATGGCGTTTTCAGTGTTGTTGGTGGAATGTGTATTTTCATTGTTTTTTGCGCTTTATGTCAACTACCTCAAAATTTTTTTAGAAAAATTTTTTTGTAGGTGTTTAGCACCGCCACAGCCGCCCCCGCCAAACCCAGGGCCGAGGGGGGTCTCGCGCCCTGGCCGCCAGCCGTTGTCCACAGCCACTTCTCCACTTCTATCCACAGATTCCTGTGCATAACCTAGCAAGTAACACCAGAGCATTACTTTTTCTGTGGATATCTACTTATCCACTTAACATAATGAACGTTGTATATAGTGACTGAATCATTTGGTATTCATATCCTCGATTGTCACGCTGCGCTTGCGTAATGCATCAAGAGCCATGCTTCCAAGGTCGATATTGACCAGCGGCTGCTGCTTGTCACCATACTCATCGGGCGCTTGCTTGGCGGCCAGCCAGCGCCTTGTATCCACTCTCAGTTTGGCCACTTGCGCCTCTTGAGGCGTGGCAGCGTCTGCAATTTCTAGCGTCTGCTCTGCTAAACTTCTCCCACCTCGGGCGCGCGCACGCGCAAGGGCAGAGGCCCTCGCCTCGCCTCCTCTTTCAATCCAATCGTAAAAAGCCGTGTGGCTCACACCCAACGACCGAGCCAAGCTGAGAATGGTCTCACCTTCGGAGAGTCTGTCTAGCATGGCAATTTCGCCACCGGCAGCGTGAATCTTCTTGTTGACATCGGTGGCTTCTTTGCGCACAAGAGCTGCTTGTTCTTTCAATCCCATTTGTCTGGCTGCAATGTTGTCAGCCACCTCTGCCAATGTTTTAGCTTTTGCCATTCAAATACCCTTCAATGATTTTGATTGCATCTGGCGCTGATCTTGAGACCAGGCACAGATATCCTTTTGCGTTTAACTGCAAACCCACAGCGCTTTGTTTCTCTGAAACCACTCCGGCCTTGGTCTTCATCTCAATGAAAAGCCCGTGAAAGCCATTTTTTGGCTCTAAGACGCAAAGATCAGGCATCCCTGCTAAAACCCCTTCAGAATGCAATCTGACGCGCTCTGAGGCCGTTCTATCGCCTCCATTGGGTATTGCTGCAATGATGCAGTCTGGGTAAAACGCACGAACGTGTTGCACCACTTTGACCTGGTCAATGTGTTCAATGCTTTTTCGTTTGCGCTTTATGTCAACCACCATGCTTCGGATTCTACTGCCGTGGGTTTGGCTTGAAACAAGTGGCATCGGTGTTTGACATCGGTCGGGAATGCAGCCAGTCCGGTTTGGCGGCACTGATGTTCGGACCATGAGATTGCAGCCCATCCATTCTTAATCTTTGCCTGGTCAAACATCCACTGCAATGGTTTTGCGTTGACCTTTCTGTGTTTTTCCATCTGCTCTGCTGGCATCGACTGGCGCTGCTCGACCATTTCCGCATTAACGCAGTTTTGGCAGAAAACGCGCTCATCTTCGACCATTTCATCAATTGTGGATAACCTGTGCATAACTTTCCTTTGAGTTGGACCATCTAATGCTCGTTTCTAATACGGAAAGCCCTTAAGGTTTTTTCCGCCTTTCCGTATTAGAAATCTAAGTAGCCACTAAGCCGAGACTGGTCTGTGGATAAGTGGGTCTAATGACCCCACTTATCCAACAATCCCTGCCATTGTCTAATACGGAATTCCGCATTAGTTCCGTATTAGTTCCGCCTTTCCGCATTAGACTGATCATGCCAACTTCACCCAGCCTGATGATGGTCCATTTGGTGCGAATCTGGTGAAGATTGCCGTGCCAATGTGCTTGCGAATATAGCCTGCATCACTTCCTTTTACGCTGCTGAATATCTCAGTCCAGTCCAGTTGATATGCGTTTTGAAGTTCTTTTGGCACGACTGGCCTGCCTGGTCCTCTGCGCATAATGACGTTGCCTTTGTCGTTGATGATGGCTTGGACATGGTTGCAGACTTCATCGCACTTATCTTGGATGCGCTGCTCTTTGGCATTGTCTTGCATTGATTGCTTGGCGGCCATTCGGTCTTGTTCTGACGACATGGCTGGAATGGCCACCCTGCAAATAATCTCTTGCATATCACCAGCTGGGGTTAAGACAATTTCTGGGAATGTGATGGAGTCGAATTTGATTTCTCTAAATTGAGGCTCATAGCGCGTTTTTGTCAGCTTTAGATAGCGTTGGTTATCCTCATCCATGAAAAGCACGCCTGTGAGGGTTGCATCGCCTGTGAATGCACTTGCACCACGGGCCATGGCATCGGAATCTTGCCGGCTTATTGTTTTGTTGGTATGGGTCAGGATACAGACTGGCGCTTTTTGCTGAACAAATATGGTCTGCTTGATGGCGGCAATATATGCGCCCACTTCAGAGTTGTCATTCTCATTGTCAATATCCATGGTCGCATTGGCCGTATCCAAGACCAATAATGGCTTAATCCCGTTAAATGTATGGCGCTCAATATTATGTGCAAGCCTGAGTAAATCTTTGACATTGGACCTTCTGGCATCAATAACCACAAACCAGTCATTTAAATTATTTATCCCATAATGCTTTGAATATGCAAATAGTGTTCGAATTACCTGGTCCGAGTCTTCAGTCACGATAATTGACTTGCGTTTCTTTTTAGCGTAAATCTCGCAGCCTTCCACACTAAACCCTGCCATGACCATGCACATTGACAGCACTGCTGTGGTTTTACCGACTCCAGGCTGACCGGCCAAGATGAAAAACGAATGGGCCATAAAACCTTCGATCAGGTAATCGATGGGGTTGAGTTTGGTCAGGTCTAAAGCAAGTTCTGGCCATGACGGGTCTGGTGCATCTTCTGCGACTGATGCTTGGGCCTGACTGATCACCGCAGCAAAATCTTCTACCGCTGACTTGCGTTCAGTTTGTTTGGTTGGCGCTTCCCAGCCATTGTCTTTGGCGTGCTTGAAAAGTGTGCCAATGCCAACACCTTTGCCCTGGTGAAAGCTCTTCCAGTGTACTTCAATGTCTTTCGTGCCTTCGTATTTGCTCCCACCTTGGGACCATGTATCCCATAGGCTACAGCCTTGTTCACCAAATTCTGAGTGCAGAGCCTGACCGATCTCAATCCACTGGTCATAGTCACAGTCTGGGCTAATGTACTGCAAAGCCTGCGCAGCTTTTGCCATTTCATCTGGCGCGCTTTTGGACAACATTTGCGTGAAATCAAATCTTTCATTTGAAAGATTTTGCTTTGGTTCTTGCAATTGATGCTGCTCGATGATGCCCCAGTCCATCAATAATTCATGCAAATTGACGGCCTCTTGAAATTCACCAGCCACAGATTTGCCACTGAGTAAGACTGACTTACCGGCACTGTTTGGCAGGCCGAATACTTCTAATTCTTGGCCACCGCCCAGCTTGTACTTCGGCAGCACCTGGTCTTTGACTGCTGGCGCTTTGACCCACAAAAAGACATGGCGGCCACGGCCAGAGACTGACACTTCGGTCAGCATCTTGTTTTGCTTGACATACTTGGCCATGCGCTGAATGGCCACATTGGTGGGGCCTGATGCGTGTTTCATGTCCACATCAAGGCAAACCAAATAGTTTCCTGATGGGCTGATGATGGGGCGCTGCTGGACTAGGCCAAGATATTGACCATGTGGGGCCTCTTCCATGGCCCAGACATCTTCAGCGTTGTAGAGATCGGCTGGGTCTGTATCCCGTGCCACGCCTTGGCCAGATCGCTTGTAGGGGATTTTTTTATTGCCTTGCAGGGCAAAGGTGCAGAAGACCGCATCGGGGGCTACAGCGCCTATTTTGCAGGCGACAGACTGGGACTGAGAGAACGTGTCGTTTTGGGGTGTTTCAGTTATGATTGACACTGAAATTCCTTTAATTGGGGGTTTCATTGTGAGTTGCCATGAGAGTTGAGACTTTTGACCTGATAGTGTTTACGCGCTATCAGGTCTTTTCTTTTGGCAGGGATGTGAATTCTATTCCTTAACTGTTTTTGGCTTTGAGTTTGGCTTCAATGGCTCTGGCAAAGACCATCTCATCGGGGTCTTTAGGCAAACACGCCCAAATCTCCTCATCCGTTAGCGGCTTGCGCTGTGGTGGGGTGGTGTAGAGAGGTGTCACGTTTTGCACCATCTCGTCCATAAACGGCTTTCCCTGCGAAAAAACGTTAAACGCCCATTGCCTTCCACGCAGGTCGTTTGTTCGGTACTTGGCTTGGTCGTATCTCCACGCCACAGCCTCATCCTTCGCTTCTAGTGCGGCTTTAATGGCGGTGATGGCTTCTTCAATCTCGGGCATCCATGCTTTTTCTTTTGGCAAGTAGTAACTATCAACCAAACTGTTTGCCACTTCCAACGCCTCCAATGCAAGGCGTAATGCTTCGTCTTTGGTCATTTGACAATCCTTAATTGAACGCATTGCTTACTGTTGACCCACCCCATTGGCTGTGTGCTCAAAAGGCGCTGACAATCTTCCAATGTTGCAAGTGGGGGCGAATAGATAACGCTTCGAGTGTTGCTGATCGTTACCAGATACCAAACTAGGATCGTTGTCATGCTTGCCCCCTTGCTCGTATTTTTTGTCCAATGTAGCTACCGACAAACCCGCTTGACGGAAAATATTCAGCAACCTCATCGCAAAATTTCAGGCACGCCTCACGCTCATGCTGTGCTATCAGCTTGGCAAAGCGTAATAACCCTTGCTCATCAAACCTCAGACCATGAATGGTGTTTTCTATTGCCAAACGAATGATGTCTTCTTCGGTCATACCAACTCTCCGATCTTGATGGAGTGAACCAAAGTGTGGTCAGGGTTGTTTGCTTTGGCTTGGTTGTAAGCCCTGTTGATTACCATGTAGACCGTATAGCCACGACGGTTAACTTGCGCCTCAGCAGCGCTATGTGTCTTGTATCCGAATGGATTGCCGATCATCTTGTTGTTGGCATCAAAAATGTAAAACCTTGCTTTATCAATCATTTCATTCTCCTTAAACCGACTACATCGTCGTGACGTAACTCTAACACAGAATTACAGTTTGTAACCAAAAAAAATGAGACAAGTCCCAAAATTTGTTTTTCGCGAGTCTTAGCGAGTCTTAGCGAGTCAATTTCCGTTGTCCGCTTTTTCTCCGCTTTTCGTCCGAACCTTC